AGATCCTGCTCTTCAAGGTCATCTATATCACTTTCCCACTGGTCTTGTAGAAATGGAAGGTGAGGAGCACGACTTCCCATGTTGGGAACGTAACAATTATCATGAAGTTTTGTAATTTTATAAGACAAAAAGTTACTAAGACGTTCGAGTTGCTCTTTTTCTTGGGTTTTATCCCAAAGATCTTCCATTATGGTAACATAAGTACTCTCTACACCGAATGCAGAGGCAAATTTAGTGTACACTCCGGAGAAATCACATAAAGTACTACAACAATTTTGTTTCAAAAGGTAAAAAAACAGTTTTTTGTGTTTTTTCTTGCGAATGAGTAGTTTAGATTTCATATCTTCCTTATGTCCGACGGAATATTCAAATTTTTTGTTCAATAAACTACCAACTTCCGAAAAATAGCGTCTTACTGGGTCACGAAATTGAAAAGTGACCTTTACATCAAAGTGTTCTCGCAATTTAGGAGCAACTTCCATCCAAAATTCATATGGAAGTGCGTAATTCCCGTTTGTGAAGTCGCAAACTGCTGCATAAGTGTCTTTTACACTCTCCCAATGACTCTTCCAGTAAGAAATGTAGTTTTCTATTGATGGAGGACTTGCCAAATAAGGGTCTAGCGGAGTTTTGACCGCAAATTTGTTTTTACATGATAAGTATTGACCCCAAGGATGCTGAGAAGGACGCTTGTTATATAAATTTTGACCTGGAGCATATATTTCTTTAAAATGTTCTTCATATTTTGGATACTCACATAATCTTTTGAGATACCAGTTCTCTTTCAGGTGTCCCATGTGTGCATATCTGTTATCAAGCGTCAAAGTATAGTGGAAGGGAGTGGTCGCTGCCCATCCTGCACCTGGATTCAATAATAGTGTTGGTTTTGACATATATACAGTAGTTATGGTGGAACAAATGTCCTATGACGTCTACCTAGATAATGAGATTGTTTTTTCTGTATTGACAAAGATGCAAGCAGAGGAAAAACGTGACCAAATGCAAAAAATGATCATGGCAGGATTGAAAACTGATTATACTGCCGAACAGATCTCGATCAAGTATCATTCGTAATGAAACCCACCCTATTTCTGAACGTTGGAACCGGATGGTCTGGTACAACTCCTTTATATTATACATTAGGGTGGTACAATAAGTATTGCCACAGTGGGCATCGCAAAGAGAAGGGATATTTGTGGTTGATGGACTTAGCTGAGACCAGAAACACATTTGAAAGGGTCAAATTCTACAAGCAGTTCTTTGGACCTTCAAAACAATCAACTACAAACAGAAAACCGAAGATATTCACACATGAGTCAAAATATATTGGTGGTAATTGGACACCAGAGGAAATAAACTATTTTTGGAGTCCTCCATTTACGATAGAGAAGTATATTGAGTATTATGTCAAGCATTGGGACTTTATAAAACATGATTACAAGGCAGTAAGCGATTTTTCCAATCCTAACGGATTTTGCACTCCAGAATTTTTGATGAAGTACGCTCCAGCACTCAAATCTGTGTTTGACGTAAAAATTCATGTTGTCTTCCGTGATCCATTACGCAGATTGTGGAGTTTACGTCAAAAACAAAATCCTAAAGACCCAGTTCGGCAATTTATGAAGATGGGAGTCGATTTTGGATATGTACAGTACTTTATCAAGTTTGTTGACGCATTTGGAATTGATAATTGTCATATGACGGTTATGGAAGAATTTTGGAGAGGGGAAACAAAAGAATTGTCGGAATTCATCGACTTTGAGATAAAGGAAGTTCATCCAAACGCATATGTTCCAGATGTAGGTCCTAATGCTCCTAGAATCCAATATTTGGATGATCAGTGGGAGTCTGATATAATGCATATGCCAAAAGAGGTAAAAGACTACGGAATGAACATGCTAAAACCCGTCTATATACATTTCAAGGATTACTTCGGTGATCTTCCTGAAAAGTGGAGTACATTATGATTTGGCCATTCAACATTATCACTACATGGTGGAAACTAAGAAAGATTAGAGAAGAAGACCCGTATATTTACGAAGATGACGAATATGACGCAATGTTGGACGAAGATAACGACTATGAGGATTTGAGTGAAGGAAAATGATTGGTTTCTCCGAAGGATTCCATGATAGTGCTGTTGCGTGTGTCAGTGGCGGTATAATTACCTATGCTACGCATGGAGAACGCTTTTCAAGAAGAAAGCACGATAAAAGGTTGTGTATAGAGGCTGCTGCGATTGCGAAAGGATTAAATATCTTTGATGACGTAATATCTTTCTATGAACGACCTTTTCCCAAAAGACTACGTCAATTTACCGCAGGACAGAAGGCATGGAGACGAGATAGGGAATTATGCATGCAACCAACGCATTATTGCGAACATCACATGTCTCATGCTGCTGCTGCGTTTCAAACCAGCGTTTTTGATGAAGCAGCATGTGTGGTGGTCGATAGTATTGGAGAATGGGACTGTAGTTCAATCTGGACTGCAAAAATGGTTGATGGTAAGGCAAAATACAAAAAAGTATGGAATATGCGATATCCCAAGTCAATTGGACTGTGGTATTCCGCATTGACGAAATGGGCGGGTCTAAGACCCTTAGATGAGGAATATATCTTCATGGGTATGGCAGCGTACGGAGAAGCGAAGTATATTGACGAAGTTTCCGCATTATTACACCAAAACAACCACAAGGGTATAAAAGACTTACATGGTGCTCCACACGACATTGCAAAGAGTGCAGAAGTGGTTTTAGAGTACGAATTGAGAAATATATTTGAAATAGCACTAACTTACTCAAATAACATCTGCTATGGTGGTGGAGTCGCCCTCAACTGCGTTGTAAACACCAAACTAAGGGAAATGTGCAATTTATGGATTATGCCGAATCCTGGCGATGCTGGAGGTGCCTTAGGAGCAGCATTAATTCCATATGGCGGAAAAGTGCAATTCTCGCCATATGTGGGTTATAATATTCTTAAAAAACCAGATCCTAATGAAATCGTCGCAAAACTCTTATCAGAAGGAATCGTGGGGGTTGCGAATGGCCGTGCTGAGTTTGGTCCTCGTGCTCTCGGTAATCGAAGTCTATTGGCGGATCCACGCAAAATCTCAACAAAATCACATGTAAACGCAATAAAACGCAGACAGAAGTTCAGACCGTTCGCTCCAGCGATATTAGAAGAGTATTGTACGGACTATTTTGAAATGCCAGCACATTCACGATATATGTCGTATGTTTATCAATGTAAACGTCCACATGACATTCCTGCGGTTCTACACGTTGATAACAGTGCTAGAGTACAAACTGTACCAGAATCATCGGAATCTATCCTCAGGGAGATCCTAGAGGTATGGTATGAACGTACAGGTTGTCCTGTCTTATTGAATACATCATTGAACATAAGGGGTAAACCTATGGTAAATGATTTTTCTGACGCACTCAACTTCTCCGCAAAGTACCGTATTGACGTATACTAAATAACGCAGTATAATGAATTGAAAGCGCATTCGGAATGGCAAAAGGATTTAAGGTGGTTACCACTCCACCTAAAACAGATGGTACAACATCAGCAAAGACTGATGAATTTTCTATTGAAGAAGCAAGAAAATTAGTAAAGGGTAAAACTTTTATATTTTGCTTGCCTGGTAGAAACGTTTCATATATCTACCTAAAGAACTTTGTGCAACTTGCATTCGAGATTGTACAGAAGGGTGGTACACTACAAATATCACAAGACTATTCATCTATGGTGAACTTTGCCAGATGTAAGTGTCTAGGAGCAAATGTTCTCAGAGGTCCTGATCAGTTGCCATGGGATGGTAAATTGAAGTATGACTATCAGTTATGGATTGATAGTGACATCGTATTCGGTCTAGAGCAGTTCTATAGACTTCTTTGGATGGATAAGGACATAGCGGGTGGTTGGTACGTTACAGAGGACGGACAGACTACATCCTGTGCACATTGGATGGAAGAAGAAGATTTCAAAGCAAATGGTGGTGTAATGAACCACGAGATGTTAGATGGTATACAAAAGAGAAGAAAACCATTCACATGTGACTATTCTGGATTTGGTTGGTTACTAATCAAGCACGGTGTATTTGAGAATAAAGAAATGAAGTATCCATGGTTTGCTCCACAGATGCAAGTCTTTGACTCAGGTGAAGTACAGGATATGTGCGGTGAGGATGTTTCATTCTGTTTAGATGCACAGAAAGCAGGATATGAAATATGGGTAGATCCTAAATGTAGAGTGGGTCACGAGAAGAATAGAATAATCTAATTCCTATATACGTTGAAGCACACAAATATATGAGATGGATGACAGATACGATATCTACGTTGACGGGGTACAAACTCACGAGAGTATAACTGAGTCGGAAATGGAAGAAGTGACTCAGGATTTGGCAGACGAATTTTACGAAAACGGATGGCCACACCCCAAAGATGTAGAAGTTAGATACCTAGGACATGAGTAGGGTTCCGAGCGAACCCTTTTTTTTATGCCACTAAATAGATAAATATACCGAGAACTCCTTCCACGACGGAATAGTGCCACTACAAAGAACATCAGAACCATTCAGAGATATATCTTTGACATTCAAACGTCACCCTGTGACGAATGATATTATAATGCTAAAGAATGAAGATGCAATCAAACGTGCAGTGCAAAACCTTGTACGCACTCAGATTGGAGAGCGATTTTTCAATACTAAATTAGGCACTAAAATTACTTCATCTCTATTTGAATTAGCAAATGATGATTATATTGAACCAATTCAAACTGAAATAGAAATGGTGCTAACACAGTATGAACCAAGAGTACGTTTACAACAAGTGGTCGTAGAAAGTAAACCAGAACAAAATGCTTTGGATGTTTCTATACAATACAAGATTGTAGGACTCAATTCACCATCGCAGAATGTCCAATTCATTTTAGAACCAACTAGGTTATAATGGCACTACAGCAATTTACAAACTTAAACTTTGAAGATATAAAGTCATCCATAAAGGATTACCTTAGAGCAAATACTGACTTCAAAGATATGGATTTTGAAGGGTCTAACCTTTCTATCCTAATTGATATATTAGCGTACAACTCATATAGCACAGCATATAATACTAATATGGCAATCAATGAGACATTCATTGATAGTGCCACATTAAGAGAAAATGTAGTATCATTAGCAAGAAATATAGGTTATGTTCCAAGATCTAAAAGAGCAGCGAGAGCAACTGTCAATTACAGTTTATCAGGCATAACATCTTCAACAAAACAGGTAACAATTCAACCAGGCGTAGTTGCTAATGGATCTGTATCAAATATAAATTATGTCTTCTCATTACCTGAGTCTGTGACTTTCAATGCCTTCAATGGAGCATCTAGAGGTGTGATGGTAATATATCAAGGTCAATATATTACTAATTCGTATGTTGTAGATAATAACAATCCTAGCGAAAGATATGTCTTACCTAATGATAGTATAGACACTTCTACAATTAGTGTAAAAATAAGGAATAGTATTTCTGATAATACAACAACAAATTATGAGTTGGTAGATAACATTATAGGAGTTACATCAACATCTAATATCTACTTATTACAAGAGACAACAGATGAGAAATACGAACTATTATTTGGTGATGATGTATTCGGTAAAAAGTTAGAGTCAGGAAATATAATTGATATTAGTTACATAAAGACTAATGGTAAAGCAGGAAATGGTGTAGAAAGTTTTAGTTTTGCTGGTCTCATAAAAGATGAAGACGGTGCTGATGAAACAGACTTTAGGATGTTCCTTTCTGCTAATGAAAAATCCTCTAATGGTGATGAGATAGAACCAGTAGAGTCTGTCAAATACTATGCTCCACGTTTATATGCAGCACAGCATAGAGCAGTGACTGCTAATGACTATGAAGCAATAATTCCATCAATATATCCAAATATAGAATCTGTGAGTGCCTATGGTGGTGAAGATCTTGATCCTCCACAGTTTGGTAGAGTATTCATAGCAGCAAAACCAAAGAATGGTTCGTTCTTGTCAGAACTAACTAAAAAGCAATTACTTACGTCACTAAAAAATTACTCCATAGCAGGAATAGTTCCATCATTTGTGGATCTAAAATTCTTGTATGTGGAGATTGATTCATATATTTACTACAACTCAAACTTTGTAGGTGATCCTGATAATCTAAAAACAGATGTAATAACTTCATTATCACAATATGCATCAGACACTGAACTCAATAAGTTTGGTGGTAGATTCGCTTATAGTAAAGTATTGTCAGTCATAGACAATGTAGATGGTTCTATAACTTCTAACATAACTCTAGTGAAGATGCGAAGGAATATCAATACTAAGATAAACCAATTCGCACAATATGAATTATGTTTCTTAAATCAGGTGTATGCACCAAATGAGAAGTATAATATTCACTCAACTGGATTCACTGTATCTGATGTGGTTGGTACTTGTTACTTTAGTGATATAAAGACAGATGAGGACTCAGGAACACTATTCATGTTCCAGATTCTAAATGATGAAAGTATCAAGGTCATATCAAATAACTTTGGACGTATTGATTATAAGAAGGGTGAAATAGTATTAGACACAGTAAACATCGTATCTACAATAGAAGATGATGATGTTATTGAGGTCGAAGCGATACCTCAGTCTAATGATGTACTTGCTAAAAATGAATTGTTTTTACAGTTCGATATATCAAAAAGTGATTTTTACACAAGAGTGGATAGTATCTCTACTGGTGCTAATACATCAGGTTCTAGATATCTTCCAGAATCAAGTTACTTTGGAGGTAAGAAGGTAAGAGGAGCAATCATCACAAGCACCACTACAGAAACTACTTTAGTGGGATATGTGAATGGACAACCATATTATGGAGAATTCCATGTTATGGCTGGTGGAAACAGGATGACAGGTGCAACACACACAGTTGCAAGTAAGCAGATTACTGAAACAGCACAGACAATTAGCAATAGCGGATACTAATGATAGAAACCTCGTTATCAAGAGTCAAAATCAATGAAGTAGTTCAGAGTCAAGTACCTGAATTCATTGATGCCGATAATCCTAACTTCGGCAATTTCTTAAAACAATATTATCTCTCTCAGGAATTTCAAGGGGGATCTGTTGATATTGCTGAAAATTTAGTAGATTATAAAAGTCTAGATTTTCTAAACAATAGAAACCTAATCGGATTCACCTCACTATCTCAATATTTGAGGGGTAAGCAAGATACGATATATGTTGACTCTACAGATGGTTGGCCAACCTCTTATGGTTTGATAAAGATTGATGATGAAATTATTACGTACACAGGAATAGGAACAACATCATTTACAGGATGTATAAGAGGATTCAGTGGTATAGAGAATAATAAGAAAACTAATAAACCAGAATATCTAACATTTACAAAAACAGGTATAGGTACACATGAGAATAATTCACGTGTACAAAATCTTAGCAGTGTATTTTTACAAAATTTCTATAAGAAACTAAAAACACAGGTGCTACCTGGTTTTACTGAGAGAAGTTTACATGGAAAGGTTTCTAAGAGTAATTTTATAAGACAAGCAAAAGACTTCTATCGTACGAAAGGAACAGAAGAAGCATTTGAGATATTATTTGGTGCACTGTATGGTGAAAAGGTTGAGATGATTCAACCAGCAAAGTTTTTAATCAAACCATCAGATGCAGATTATATCAGGACAGAAACTATAATTGCAAAACAGGTTACAGGTGATGCTCAGTCATTATCTGGTCAAACATTGTTTCAGAACACTAATCCACAGACAAGTGGGTCGATATACAATGTAGGTAGTAGTATAATTAATGGTGAAACATATTATAGTTTCGCTATATCTGAAGGAACAACCTTTGGAAAATTTGTCCAAAAGAATAAAACTTATGTTACATCAAGTACTCCATCTGGATCTAGTGTTATTAATGTTGATAGTACTGTGGGTTTCAGCACCGCAGGTCAACTCTATATTGGGAACGTTTCTTACTCGTATACAGGGAAGAACTACACGCAGTTCACGGGTATAACATCTACAGCGAGTATAGGATTAGGTTCTACAATTACACAAGGAACTAATGCTTATGCATACAATAACGACTCTTTAGTACAGGTTGAGATAGTAGGATCTCTTACTAAATTCAACGGTTCTGCTCTAAATCAAGTAGAAGATAGTTCTATAAATGTAAAGACTGTTGGAAAGGAACATGATAGTCTAAGATGGTCAAGTTGGATTCATAACGTATCCCCAAAATACAACGTAGTAACTTTCAGAGCATTATCCTCATCAAGTTATGAGTTGACTCTAAATGCAGAGCATTCATTGTACTTTGGTGATGAGATAGAGATAGTAGATATAGATGATGTAATCCTAAATGGAACAGTTGTAGCACTATTGTCTGATACTAGAGTATCTGTAACATGTGGAACGCTATCTGAATTCAAAGAATATTTTGTAAGAAGAAAAATAAAGACTAATCTTGGTGCTTCTGCTGATATACAGAACAGTTACTCTGACTCTTTAGATAATGTATTTGTTGCCTCCAACTCTCTACCTCACTGGACAATCAATCCACAGAAAAGAATAAGATTATTTGATACTGTCAATGAATCCTTAGGCACAACAATCAATATTGCAGATCACAATTACTATGATGGTGATCTTGTTACTTATACAGTATCTTTAGGAAATAAACTCACCAATCTTACAGTGGGTGAGTCATATTATATAAAGAGACTTACTCCAAATAGTATTGCTCTTGCATATACTCCTGAGAATATTAGAAGTGCAAAGTACATAACTGCATTTACATCTACAGATCTAGCATCTATCTCAATCCATAATCTTACACCAAACATTTTTTATGGTACTGAAATAGGAGCTCAGAAACTATTACGTAAATTCTCTAAACCAGAATATGCTGATGACCATGAGAAGACTAAACAGGGTGGGGTAGGTTTATTTGCTAATGGTGTAGAGATATATTCATATAAGGCAACAGACACTGTAAACTTTGGAACACTAGAAAGTGTTGATGTTCTTAACACTGGTGGAGATTATGATGTTATAAACCCTCCTAGTCTATCTGTATCACAGGTAGGACATTCTGGGGTCGGAGCATCTGTCATAGCACAAATGAAAGGAGAACTTACTGATGTTCTTGTAGAGACACCAGGTTTAGATTATTTGGAGACTCCATCAGTATCAATCGTAGGTGGAAACAATAAAGATGCAGTTGTAAAAGCAGTTATGAAAATTGCTCCAATCACATTGGAGTTTGATAGCACCTCACAAGGTGGTATTGTAAATACTGCGACTGATAGATTTGTATTCTCAGACCCTCATGGTTTTGTGGATACAGAAGAGGTTATATACACCACTAATAGTAGTACACCTATAGGTATAGGCACCACACCTGGTACATTAGTTGATACATCTCCGTACTTTGTTGTAAAAATCAACGACCACGAATTCTTCCTATCAGAGTCAAAAAATGAAGCATTGCTTGGTATAGGAACTATTCCCATATCACAGAATGGTGGTGGATTGCATCAATTAAAAACAACTCGTAGAAGACTTACCGTAGATAAAATTGGTATAGAAAATTCTGGTGCATTTTACAATAGAAGACTGGAGACCATATCAGGTATAAACACTTATATCGATCATATCAATATTGATAGACATGGTTTTGAATCAGGAGAGAAGATAAAGTACTCCTCATCTATAGGAGCTGCTGCTGGTCTAACCAATAACTCAGAATATTATGTTATAAAGATTGATGCAAACTCTTTCAGGTTATCAACATTACAGGATCTCTCAGATCATGTTGATGTAACATCTACAGGTAGTGGTGTACATACATTCCAAGATCCTCCCATCAATATTGTTATCAACGGTAGACAAGGAATCAGTACATTTAATGCTACAGCACAACCATTGATACGTGGTGAAATTATAGGAGCACATGTCAACAATAAAGGAACTGATTTTGGATCTAAAGTTATAAACGATGACTTCAAACCAGATGTTACAGCAGTCACAGGTGACAAGGCATTCTTACAACCATTCATTATCAATGGTAAGATAGATCAAATTATAATCAAGTCAGGCGGTGAGAACTTTGTTAGTATTCCTGATATTATTATTACTGGTGATGGTGTAGGAGCAAAAGGAAAAGCAGTTGTGTCTGGTGGTAAGATAATTGCAATCAATATGATTGAGAAGGGTGCAAACTATACACAGACAGCAACAACTGTAAAGGCAGAAACACCTGGTGATGGTGCTATATTGTCATCTAACGTAAAAGAGTGGACAGTCAATCAGGTAGAGAGATATGCTAAGATAAATGACGTCATGCCTGATGATGGATTTTATGAGGTTCAACGTGACTCTGAGTTAGGTAATCCATATGTAAATTATTATGTTCCACGTAATCTAAGAACATACTTAGGTGATAATGGTAGCGACCACTCTCCTATATTAGGTTGGGCATATGATGGTAATCCAATCTACGGTCCTCACGTTTATAAGGAATCTGATGGTGGTGGTGGATTAGATTACATCAAGTCATCTTATGATAAGTTGACTGGTGAAAGAACTAACGGACCTTCTATTGCAGAATATCCTTCTGGATTCTTTGTAGAAGATTTTACATACACACCTGGTAAAGGAGATCTAGATGAACACAATGGTAGATTTGGTGTAACACCAGACTATCCAAATGGAGTATATGCATACTTTACAACTGTTCAACCATCTCAAGTTGCTAATGCTGGCAACCCATTCAACCGTGCTAGAGTCCCAGTATTCCCATATGTAGTGGGTGACTCATACAAATCTAAAGTTGAACCACTAAATCTAGGATATGATTTTGATCAAGATGTAGATCCTGTATCATACGGTTTAGTTAGAAACGTCAAACCTTACAATATCAATGATTATGAGTTTATCTCAAATTCTCAGAAGAACACAAAACTCGCTTCCAAAATCATACGTGCAAGCAGTGGTAGTGTTAGTGGAATTGATCTTATCGATGGCGGTAGCGAGTATCGTGTTGGTGACGCTCTACTATTTGATAATGAAAGAACCGATGGATTTGGTGCAATTGGATCTGTTCTCAAGATTTATGGACCACAACTCAATAATATCACGACAACAGTACAACGGTTACCAGACACAACTTTTATATACTCTCCTGGACAGATTACAGGTATAACGACTGTACCTCATGGATTCCTAACTGGAACAGATGTAAACATAAGAAATGTATCTGGAACCGAGCATGATGTAATACAGGGTATGCATAGAATTACAGTTCCTAGAGTATTCTCAGGAATTGCAAGTGCTATAGAAACATTAGGTGGTGGTGGCAACTCAGGTCTTACTACCAGCATCAAACTTGTTGATGATGTAAACAAATTCCAAGTAAATGATATTATCAGAATTGATCATGAAGAGTTGAAGATATTTGGTATTGACAAATTACAGAATGAGATAGATTGTCTAAGAATACAAAATGGAACTGCTGGTACAGGACATACTGTATTCAGTAAAGTTGAGAAGTTAGTAAATGAATTTACATTCCCACTTTCAGGTTGTCCAGAAACTCCCGTAGATTATACAGTTTACTTTGATGCACCGAATGTAGTTGGTGCAGGACTCTCTGCTGGTGCTGGTATAGGGCATACTATAACAACATTAGACTTTGGTACTCGTAAGATACCAACACAAACAATCTTCTTACCAAGACATAGTATTCAGCATGGTGAGAAACTTTCATACTCACCTGGTGCTGGTACAACTCTTACATATCAAGCACCTGGTGTTGGTACTGCATCTGGTTGGACTGCACCCCTACCATCAGAAGTATATGGATATGTAATAGATCAAAACTTAGTGGGTATCGTAACAACTGTTGCTGGAATTAGATCATCCTCAGAAAGAGTCTTCTTCTATCCAGACCAGACTGGTATTGGTAACACACACTTCTTCCAAACTGTCAGAGGACAAATCACAGGTGATATAGACATTGTCAAGGTTACTGCTACAACTAACGAAGAGCATACCTTGAGACCCCTTGATATCATTGACTTATCAGTGGTCTCTACTGGCACAAGTTCTCTTGCTATGTCTTATAATTCTGCTACTAGATTTGTAAGTATAGGTTCATCTATCAACCCACTTATAAAGGTTAGAGAAGGTGACTTGTTAGAATTTGATGTTTCTGATGCTTCACTACAGAATACTAAATTAGAGTTCTACAAAGATCAAGATTTCAAGAAGCAATTTGTAGGATCTGGTGTTTCTACTATGGAGATTACATATACAGCAGCACATGGTGAAGCTGGTGGTAAAGCATCTATAAGATTTACACCACAAGCACCTAATGTTGTATATTACAAACTAGCATCTCAGGACATATCAAAAGTTATTGAGACTAATCAAGATATTGATGATTTCACTAAGATAATTGTTATACCTAGTGAGTTTACTGGTAAGGGTACAATCAGCTCAGTGACCAGCAACTCCTTTGATTACTTTATAGATCAAGAAGCAGAAAGAGTAGGTTATACTACTAACACTGCTGTGATGTCATATACAACTAATTCACAGAATGATCATGGTCCTATAGCACAAGTGCAACTTGTGTCTGGTGGTGTAGGGTTCAAAGATATACCTCAAGTTTCAGTAGCGAGTACAACTGGTAAGTCAGCACTTGTAGAAGCAAGGGGAAATGATATTGGTAGACTTGATGAAGTCAAACTTTTAGACATTGGTTTTGATTATCCTTCTGATAAGACATTGAAACCACAGGCAGCAATGCCACAGGTTGTATTCTTAAAAGATAACTTCTCAGTTGACACTGTAGCAATTACATCTACAGGTGGTAAGTATCTAACTGCACCTGACCTTGTTCTATTCAATACTAAAACAAAACAAGAAAATAGTCTAACTCAATTTAGAGCAAAGTTGAGTGGATCATCAGTATCTGATGTACAGGTAATCAGTGGTGGTGGTAACTTGAGAAGTGGTGATAACAGTTTATTCTCTGTCAATAATACTAACGGTGTTGGTATTGTTACCGTCACATATAGTGCTCCTACAGTTACTGTTACACTACAGACACCAAGCACTGGATATGATGCAACTAATCCTATACCATTCTCAATCAATGATAGAGTTTTTGTTGAGAACGTAGGTGTAACAACAGGTCATGGATACAATTCGTCAACTTATGGATATGAGTTCTTTACACTAAAAACAGTCAATCAAGCGACTGGATTAGTCAATCAAGCAACTATACAATATGATGTAGATATAGATCCTGGTAATTATGATCTTGCCACATATGGTTCAGTATCTAATGAGAAAGATGTTGCTAAGTTTGATGTTGGTCTAAAAGAAGGTGAGTTCTTCAAAGGTGAGACTGTCATTACATCTAGAGGAAAGATATCAAAGGTTATTACTGGAGAGGGTAAATCAAGAAACGTTCTACGTGTTGACAATATAGTTGGATTCAGTACAGGCGACAGTCTCATAGGTCAGTTATCAAATGCTGGTGGTACTATTGATAAACTAGCAGCTTATGAAGGATCATTTGATGTAGGTGTATTCCACAGTAAACCATTTGGATGGGAAAAAGATACTGGTAAATTATCTAATAGAGATCAAAGAATACAAGACAATGATTATTATCAGCAGTTTGCATATTCACTAAGATCTCAGGTTGGTATATCATCATGGGGTGAACCAGTTGATTCACTTGCACACCCTGCTGGATTCAAGAAGCACTCTGATCTCCTTATATCATCTGTACCTGTAGGTCTTGGTAGCACTGCTAACGGTATCGTTGCCATAGGAACTGCTTCTGCATCTGTTGTTCTTATAGACGGTGAGGGTGCACTCAAGAATTATCATGACTACGATCTTGTGTACGAGAACCCTGCTCCTGACTTATCTGTAAGTAATGAAGTAGTGTTCAAGTCTACTAGATTTGATCAATCACTTGTATGTCTGACTAACCGTGTACTAGAGATAGATGATATCTCACCACAGTTCTACTCAGATCCTAACCTATTGAGGGTTGTTGAAATTGATGCTTTTGATATTGCCAATCCTTCAGGTCCTCAAGCAATCAAATATCATGCACAGGTTGTGCTTGATGCTGCATTACAGTTAGCATATAACACAACACAGTATTGTGAATTTACTGTATTCCATAATGGATCCGATGCTTATCTCAACCAATATTCAGACTTGTCTGACTCGTTTGATCTTGGTGAGTTTATACTCCAGCAGAATGGTAATATCATCTCTGTATCATTCAGTCCTTATAATACTACCTTGACTTATGATGTTACTTTCTACAAGGAAATCATAGGTAAGCAGGTTAGCACAGGAACTACCTCATACTCCAACATTGTCAAGTCTGGTGTAAGTTCTGTATTTGCAGCAAATGCAAGTCCATCAACTGTGACATTAGAAGATATTGATTCAACAGAATTCAAGTCTGGTAACATCATAGTTGTTCACACTGGTGCTGATGATAAGGAGATTGAAGAATACAACTTCTTAGCAAATGGTGCTGGTATGCTATTCACTGACTTTGGTAACATGGACAGTGGAGATAAGATAGGTAATTTTGATGTTATACAGAACGCTGGTGTAATCAAACTTAGGTATACACCTAACGCTAACACAGCAGTAACAGTACAGACATTGACCACTATGGTTGGTGTAGCAACAACTGCTACAGGTGCCAGTGTTGATAATATTGATATTGGAGACGCTCAGTTGCATGCAACTAGAACAGAGATATCTGCTTCTGGTAGTCCTTCAGAAACAACCTTATCAACTAAGTCTTATAATAACTTTACATCATTCAAGTATTTTGTAGAAATACATAATACTACTGACAGTAAGTATTCTTGCTTCAATGTGGCAGCGAATGCTTTTGATAGTCGTATCAACTTCAACGTTTATAATAATCTGTCTACAGCAGATAATGCGAAACGGGACATACGTGCTATAAACATGGTTGCTAGTGGCAACAATGCACTCTTAAGATTTACTCCAGCAGCAAGCAAAGCATATGTTGTGAGAGTTTCTGAAATAAGAATAGACAAACCAGATAACGTCGCAGACGACAACACGATAACACTCAGCTAATGTCATTTCAATTAGGTTCCGTAAATAGGCAATTCAATACAGAGTCAGAGACTTTTGTACAGTCTTTCAATCTGACTCATGATGGTGATCCTTTATTTCATAAGAAATTTGATGGATCAGATAACTCAGAAGTATTATTAGGTGACGATTCTTTTGTTATCAAAAATCATTTTTTTGTAACTGGTGAGCAAGTAAAATATCAAGCAGACACAGACTTGTCTGGTAGTCCAATAGGAATACAACATGGTCTAAATGGTGTTGGTGCTGCGACAACATTACCACAAGATGTATTTGTAATCAAAGTAAGTGAAAATAATTTTCGGGTTGCTGCAACAAAGGCGTTAGCAAAAGCAGGAAGTCCCATTGGTTTGACAACTGTAGGTGCTGGTGTAACTCATACATTTACATCAATAGATAAGAATTCAAAGTGTGTAATAGCGATTGATGATATCATACAATCACCAGTTTATAAAAGAAATGGTGCTACAACTACATTAGTATCAATAGCAAACCGTGAAGCGAATGTTGCTGATGCATCATTCATGAAGCAGTATGATCTTTTACAAATTGACAATGAAATAGTTCGTATCGCTGCTTTACATTTCAATGGTGTGCAGAATAAATTATTACTAGACAGAAACTGGATGGGTACTACAAAGCAGGGACACTCTGTTGGTGATACTGTAGAGTTAGTTTTTGGTGATTATAATATTGTGAATGATAAGATAACATTTGCTGATGTTCCATTTGGTGGTACAAGACAAACTGTAGGTATTGACTCTAGTGATTTTGTTGGTAATACATTTGGTGCTTTGACTGAAATATTCCAGACTGGTACAAAGGTAAAAATTAGAAGTTTGAACCCACCAGTACCGTTAGTTGCTAACGATGATTACTTCATCATAACAAATGCTGCAAACAACTTTTCTTTTGCTGCTACAAAAGGTGAGGCATTAGTTGGTGCTGCTATAACTCTATCAAATTCTGGTATAGGAACTCATAAACTAATTGTTGCTGATATACTAGAAGGTTCTTCTTTCCATGGTAGACAATTTATCAGATCTGACTATGCTGGTAATGTTATATTAGATGATATATCACAGAATTTTACGGGTATAGGAAAGACATTCACACTTACAGAAGAAGGTAATAATACCACTGGTATCACTAGCGACTTTGGTGCTATATTGATAAACAATATCTTTCAGAAACCAGAGGTAGACTATAATTTCTTGAGTTCTCCATCACCAGGTATTACGTCTGTGAGATTTACTGGTAATGAAGCACCTGGCGTTACAGAGGTGTTATCAGATGATGATGTAAATGCTAACAGACTTCCAAGAAAAGGTATATTGGTATCTGTTTCTAACTCAGAAGGACTAGGATATCTGCCAGGTCAGTATGATGACATAAGATTGGAGAGTGCAAGCACTGGTATAGGTGCATCTATTGCAGTTGAAATAGGTGTTGGTAATAGTATTTCAAGATTTAGACTACAAAATCCTGGTTTTGGATACACAACTGGTGAGTATTTGAATGTAGTGGGTATACCAACCATATCATCTTATGGTTCTGACTTTTCAGCAGCACAATTTACTGTTGTTGATACAGCAGATGATGAGTTTACTGGGTTTGTATTTGGTAAATTACAAGTTCTTGATGATATATCCGATCTATTTGATGGTAGAAAGAAGATATTCACTCTAAAAGAGGACAACGTAACAATTAGTATTGAAAAAATTGAAGGAAGCATCCTAAGTTTACAAGATGTACTGATGATATTTGTAAATGACACACTACAAAAACCAGGTGTGGCATATAAATTTGAAGGTGGTACACAAATAGAGTTTTTAGAACCACCAGTTGAGGGTTCTGTCTGTCAAATACTATTCTACAGAGGTACTGATAAAGATATTTCCACAACATCATCACTAGAATCAATCAAAACTGGTGATGGTCTTACAATCAAGAGACAAGACGAGAGAGTGGTCAGAGGTATCTTATCAAGAGACTCCTTACAGACTACAAACTATAAGGGTGTCAATATATCTGCTACAAAAATACCAAGAAGACCAGTTATGTGGTCTAAACAACAAGACGACTTGTTCATTGAAGGTGTAAAAGTAAGTAAATCAAGAGATATCTACGAACCAAGAATATTCCCTGCTACAAGATTGATAAAATCAGTGGATGTTGGTGACTCAACAGCGTATGTAATCGGTGGTGCATTAGCATTCAAGAAAACTGAGACAAATACTGGTTATTCTCCTACCACAGACTTTGCAGTCAAGATTATAGATGATAATTTTGAAACTGGATTTGGTTCTACTACATTTGAGATGAAGATTGATAAACAAACATCTGCAAATATCTTTGGAGATGAGGGTAATATCATAGGTGTCGGTACAGCAGCATCAAGACTATCAATGCATCTGTATTTACCAACAGATAACCAATTAAGAAACACTCGTTTTGGTGGTTTGACAAAAACTGGTATCAGTACAGGTGATTATATGGTGGTGAGTAGATCAAATGTTGGTACTGGATTAACATCTAAAAATACTGCTGATAATGCGACTGTTGGAATTGCAACTGAATTTATTGATGGAGTTTATCAGATTGCTGACATAGAAGATGTCACAGCACAGATAGTCAAAGTCCATATTAATATTGAGACAGGTCATGGACTAAACTTTACAGGTCTCAGCAGTGATATAGGTAATTATTACGGGTCTTATTCTTGGGGTAAAGTGGTCACAGGATCTATAGGAACATCCTTCTCTGTCAATACTTTAGATGGTGTTACTGGTCTATCCACTGCACCACAAGTCATTAGAGATGAAAAATTACTTGTGGATTATCCATAAATAGGTTGATAGAAATTAAATAGGTAAATGCCAGCGATTATAACTGATCAGATAAGAGTGTTGAATGCTGAGAATTTTGTTAGTGGTATATCAACCACTGCCAATTCTTACTATGTTTTCATAGGACTACCTAATGCAACTACTGTAGCATCTGACTGGAACACCAATACTCCTTCCCCGATTGACAATTTTGATGAACATGATAATGTTTATGATACTTTGATTAGTGCGAAGAAGATAAATTCAGCAGATGTATTGAGAGTTATAAGAAAAAAAGAATGGACTACTGGTTCTATCTACGAGATGTATAGACATGATTACAGCATCAATAATACAACACCTCAAACAAGCTCCACAAGTTTATATAATAGCAATTACTATGTTATTAACTCAGATTTCAGAATCTATGAGTGCATTTACAATGGTGCTGCCCCTTCCAACTCTGGGAATGGAATTATATCATTACAAGAACCCCTTCATACTGATTTGCAACCTAGACTTGAGAGTGATGGATATATTTGGAAGTATCTTTTCACAATCAAACCTAGTGACATTATAAAATTTGATAGTGCAGACTTTATACCAGTTCCAGCAAACTGGAAAACTTCTACTGACACAGCAGATGTAAAGAATGCTTCTGTAGATGGAAAGATTGAAGTTATTACGATAGACGATATATCAAGTGCTTCATATCAGTTTACTGGTACTAAAAATAATGTTCCTATCAGAGGTGATGGTTCTGGTGGTTTAGCATCAGTGACATTTACTAATGGTAAACCAAGTTCTGTTCAGGTAACTAATGGTGGTTCAGGATACACCTTTGCTACTCTAGATTTAGATGCTGTAGTTACAGGATCAGGAGCATCTTTCACAGTTATCATACCACCACCTGGCGGACATGGTTCTGACATCTATCGTGAACTAGGATCTAACAAGGTTCTTGTATACAGTAGAATTGAAAATGCTGATGTAACTAACCCTGACTTCCCAACTGGAAACCAATTTGCAAGAATTGGAATTATTAAAAATCCTGAAGTCAATGGTAGTACGAATTTATTGACAGATCCTAGTGCTACTGGGGTTTATGGATTACGACTTGCTGGTGCAGCATCAACAACAATGACCGTTGAGGTTGATGGTATTGTAAGTCAAACTGTAGGAACAGGTGCTACTGCTTTAGGTAGAATCGTGAACTACGATCCAGCAACTCAGGTATTGCAGTATTGGCAGGATAGATCAGTTGCCTCTGGTGACTCAGTTTCCCTTTCCCAATTTGCACTAAATAGATTCACGGCTTCCCCTGCTACAGGCGGGAGTTTGAACGTCGTTGTAAAAACAACAGGGGGCACAGAAACCCTTGCTATTGACAATACGTTTACAGGAGTTTCCACTAATGTAAACAATAGAGCATATTATTTCGGTCAAACATTTACCTCTGGTATTGCTTCCCCAGAGATCAAAAAGTACTCAGGAGATATTATCTACCTTGATAATAGACCAGAAGTGACTAGAGCAACCAATCAACGTGAAGATATTAAAATTATCTTAGAATTCTAATAAGATGCCACAGAACACCAACCTAAACGTCAGTCCATATTTCGACGATTTTGATTCTGAAAAGAATTATAACAAAGTTTTATTCAAACCCGGAACTCCCGTTCAGGCAAGAGAACTAACGACTTTGCAATCTATTTTGCAAGGGCAAATAGAGAAGTTTGGAAAACATATATTCAAAGAAGGGTCGATAGTTATACCTGGTAAATTTAAGTATGATTTCAACTACGATTACGTAAAAATCGAATCTACATTTTTTGGTGTTCCTGTAGAAGGTTATTACGCATTTCTTGTTGGACTACGTATCAAAGGTAAGGACTCTGGTGTTACAGCAAAGGTTGTAAAGGTATTATCACAAACAGAATCTGTAGAACAAGCAACTACTCTTTATATAAAGTATGAGGGTAGTTCTGATGATTTGACTCGTGATACATTCCTTGATGGTGAAAATCTGATTACATTATCTACTTTCACTTATGGAGTAACTACAATTGAAGAGGGATCTGACTTTGCTACTGCGACTACTTCAAATGCCACTGGTACTGGTAGTGCTTTTACAATTGTCAGAGGCGTATTCTTTGCTAGGGGTGCTTTCGTAGAAGTAAAAACTGAATCTATGATTTTAGATCAGTATTCTAATACTCCAAGTTATAGAGTTGGTTTCAATGTTGTAGAGACTATTGTAACTGCTGTAGATGATGATACTTTATACGATAACGCTGCTGGATTTAGTAACTTTACTGCACCTGGTTCTGATCGTCTGAAGATAGAACTAAAACTTACTAAGAAACTTACAACAGACTTTAATGATGAGAACTTCATTGAATTATTAAGATCACAAGAAGGTGAAGTAAGACATCTGGTTGATAGAACTGTATATTCTGAGTTGGCAAAGGAGTTTGCACGTCGTACATACGATGAAAGTGGAAACTATTATGTTACTAAGTTTGATATAGAAGCAAAAGAATGTCTCAATGATAGGTACTCTACCTTCGGTCAGTTTACTGCAAATCAACTAACAGAGGATGGAAACAAACCATCAAGAGATTTACTATGTCTCCGCATAGGTCCCGGTAAAGCATTTGTGAAGGGATATGAGACACAAGTTATGGGTAATGCATTTGTTGATGTTGTAAAACCTAGAACTACCAAGACTATTGAGTCAAGAGCAATACCTTTCGTAGCAGGAAATAGACTTAGACTAAACAATGTATTATCTGGTGCTCAAATCAAAATGAACACTACAGATACTGTAGAACTTAGAGATGCAAGACTAGAAACCACTAAATCCAACTCTGTTGGTAATGTAATTGGTCAAGCAAGAGTATATGATTATAAACTTCAAAACTCCGGATACAGCAACAATTCATCAGTATATGAGTTGTTCTTATATGATATCGTAACTGATACATCAATCACAATCAACCAAGCAATAACTCAAAATGCTCCCGCACTTATAGAAGGTTCTAGATCTGGTGCTAGAGGTATGCTAAAGACTGATGCTTCTAATACAGCAACACTGACACTATCTGAAACATCTGGTAAGTTTGTAAATGGTGAACAAATTATAATAAATGGTGTAACTCAAGGTCTTATCATAACTGCTACTACAGAGTATGATATATCTAATGTAAAATCAATCAGAGGATCTGGTGGTGGTAGAACATTTACTGCTGACGTTTTACTAGAGACAAAAACAGATTATGGTGCTAGAGGATTCTCAATCAGTGCTCCATCTGGTGGTGTAAGCACATTATCATCTAGTGGTACAGGTTGGGCAAAATTCTTGAAGGTTGGTGATATCATAGAATACACTCAGAGTGGTGTAAATCTTCCTTGTTACCATAAAGTTACTGCTATAGCTGCTACTGGTCTAACTGCAACTGTAGATGACGTTGCTGACGTATCTAATGTATGCGATGGTACACTTCCAACAGGTGCTATTGCAGTTAGTGGAGTAAAAGTTGTTGCTGGTCTACTAAGAGAATCAAAAGATGCTTTCCTATCGGCAGATATGCCACACAACTATGTTGCATCTGTTGACCTTACTGATTCTACTCTCTTTGTTCGTGAAGAGGTAGTAAATCTAACATCTAACAGTGGAGGTCAAATGGATCTGCCTTCATTGGTAGGTACAGAATTTGTGTATGCAGGATTTGATGAGGAAAGATATAACATCATGTATAATGATGGTAGTGTAGAAGATCTAACATCTGATCAATTTGTATTGACTAATGGTGGTAAGGGTGCAACTATATCTGGTTTGACTGCTAGTCAATCATCTAATGTTGATGTACATGTAACTAAACAAAAGTCTAAAGTCACATCTAAATCAAAAACACTTACAAAGTCAGGAGAATTATCAGTTACTGGTTCTAAGAATGCTGGTGCATCTGGAGATGGTTCTGGTCTTACATCGAGTGCTGTATATGGTAAGAGAGTACAAGATAGGGAGATATCATTAGACGTTCCTGATGTTGTTGCAGTTCATGCTGTATTTGAATCATCAAATGAAGGTAATCCAACAATTCCAACGGTTACTATGGCATCCTTCACAGGTCCTAGTAGCAATAACACAGATATTATTGTTGGTGAAGTAGGTATAGGTAAGTCCTCAGGGTGTGCAGCGTACGTTCTAGGACGTTCAGGAACAGATGGGGTAGAAATATGTGTAAAGAACTCTAAGACATTCATAGAGACCGAGGAGATATCATTTGACACTTCTGGTGTAAAAGCAAACATATCTATTGTGGCACCTGGCGATCCTAACATTCGCTCAAACTTCTTATTAGATAATGGTCAGAGAGATGAGTATCTTGACTTCGGACGTCTAGTAAGAAAAGCAACTGCTGCTGAACCAAATGGTAGATTGAAGATCTATATGGATCACTATGTTATAAATTCTGAGGATTCTGGTGATCTTGTTACAGCATCATCTTATGAAAAGTCAGAATATGATACAGTTCCTTCATTAGGTGCTCAGAGAAATACTGATATCATAGATTTGCGTCCACGTGTTGCTAACTACAGTGGTTCTAGATCTCCATTTGAGTTTGCTTCAAGAGACTTCAGTGCTACTGGTCAATCATGTGCTATTTTAGAAAGCAATGAGAATATAACATTTGATTATGACATCTATCTTGGTAGAAAGGATAGATTATACATCAATCCTAACAGTAGTTTCACTGTTGTAGAGGGTACACCTAGCGAAAACCCTGTGTTGCCTGATATAATCAATGATAGTTTCTTACTAGCAGAGATTGAGTATACACCATATGTTTATAATGCACGTGGTTCGGTCAGGATTGATTATAAAGCGAATAGACGCTATACAATGAAAGATATTGGTAAGTTAGAAACTAGAATAGAGACACTAGAAGAAGTCACATCTCTATCACTTCTTGAGACTAAGACATCTGCACTTACTATCAAAGATCCAACAACTGGTCTTGACAGATTTAAGAACGGTTTTGTTGTAGATCCATTCAACAATTATGATATAGCAGATAAGACACAGACATTGATAAAATTTGAGGTTGATGGTGGTAAACTTACTGCTAAGAAACATCGTGATTCTATTGATCTTCTTATGGGGTCAAACACTGTAGTAGGTTTGACTGGTGCACCTGATCCTACAGTAGATCCTAGATATGCTAGTGACCTAAGTTCACCTAACATCAAGAAGACTGGTAATTTAGTTACTCTTGATTACTCAGAGTTACAAGATAGAAATCAACCATTTGCTACACGTCTTGAAAGTGTAAACCCATACATGTATAGGGATTGGAATGGTAGGTTACATCTTGATCCAGAGCAAGATGTTTATATTGATAGAAATCAAGTAACCATAACACAAGGTGAGGGTTTTGCTAATGATTTCTATGCACAAACTGAACCACAACCATTCATGCGTGAGCAGAATGTTGAGTTCAATGTAACTGTTCTAAAACCTGACACTAGACATTACGCTTACTGGTCTGGTACAGATATGATTGACACTAACTCATATATCGTACCAAAACTATTAGAAGTAACACCTGTCAGTGGTTCATTTGAAGTTGGTGAGACAGTAAGAGGTCTTGCTATATCAACACAGAACGCAAGTCAGGGTGAGGATATTAGATTCAGACTCTGTACACCAAATCATAAAGCAGGTCCTTTTGCTAGTCCTCAAATATCATATACTGTAAACCCATACAGTCCTACAGTTGGATTATCATCTTCTTATTCTGAGACAGCAACAGTATTGAACGTTGACTGTGCGTCATTGAACCAGAAATCAGATGGTAACTTCTTCGGATTCATCACCAATGGCATGACTTTGATCGGTGAGAATAGTGGAGCACAAGCAACTGTATCTAATGTCAGATTAGTTAGTGATGACGTTGGAACATTACAAGGTTGTTACTACATCCCATCGGGTACATTCCAAGATGGTTCTAATATTGCATTGATTACGCAAGTAAAACCAGAGAACAGAATACCTGGTAAAAACATATCGAACGCAGAGCAAGAGTTCTTCTCTGAAGGATTTGAGATCACAGAAACAACTGTCATAAGGACAGAACCAAACCTTCCTGTGCCTGTCATCAACAATATTACTAATATTACCAACAATATTACTAACATTAATAACACAACAAATATAATACAAGAACAAGGTCATGATGACGACCCACTAGCACAGAGTTTTGAAGTTATCGAAGATAACGGTATATTCATGACTGGTATCGACTTCTTCTTCCAAAGTAAGTCTGAAGTCATTCCAGTAAACGTGCATATAGTTACTCTTGAGAATGGTTTCCCATCTCAAAAGATAATGAAGAATAGTCAGGTTGAGTTACAACCATCTCAGGTCAACATATCTGATGATGGAACAGTTCCAACTAAATTCCAATTTCCTGCACCTGTTTATCTACCACGTGGTGACTATGCATTCTATCTCGGATCTCCATCTGCTGATTATGATGCATGGATATCACAGGTTGGTGAGAATGATATTACAACTGCTAATCTCAGTCAATTCCAGCAAGTTGTTGTATCTAAACAGCCTACACAGGGTTCACTATTCAAAGCACAAAGTAATACTACATGGACTGCTTCGCAATTAGAAGACTTGAAATACACAAGTTACAAAGCAAAATTTGTAGAAGGTAATGGTACTGTAAGACTTTACAACCCACAATTAGGAAAGTACAATGAAAGAAATAAACTCGGAGAAAACCCAATTGAAACTTTCTCAAAACAAGTCTTTATCGGACTTGGATCGGGAACTGACACTCCGTTCATCACAGAAGGAACAATTATATCGCAATCAAATAATACAACAGCAAGAGGAATTGTTGGTGCAAAACTCTCTGCAATCTCACAAGCAGAAGACTCACTCTCAATTACCAACGGTGGAGCAGGATACGAAGACAACAACTACGAAGTAACACTCTCTGCTATCACAGGTAAGGGAACTGGTGCTATAGGTATTGTAACCGTATCATCTGGTGTCATCACACAGGCAACTATCAAGGGTGACAATACAGGTAAAGGATATAATGTAGGTGATACCTTGACTGCAAACTTAGGTTCTAAGGGATTGGGTCAAGACTTGATACTTACTGTTGGTGTTACCACTGTAACTAATGCACTACAACTTACAAACTGTTCTGGTGCAGACTTCAATACTTCTGATACTATCACTATCATACCTTCTTCTGGTGGAGGAGCTGGTATAGCATCAGCCCAGAATGCTATCATTCCTACAGCAGTAACAGTGGACTCTAATGAGTATGATGGACAACACTTCAAGGTATATCATCCAAATCATGGTCATCATGATATTGGATCTGTAGTGACATTTGATAATCTAACTGGTGATTCAGTGCCATCAAAACTTACTGTAGGATACGCTGCTAGTGTGACATCTATTGTTTCCGTGGCAAGTTCTGCTGGATTCAACTTCTTTGAAGGTTCTCAAGTTTCCGCAAGTAATCCTGGATACGCTCTGGTTGGGGATGAGATTATAGAATATACCTCAGTTGGAACCAATGTTCTATCGGGCACAATACTACGTGGTGTCGATAGTAGTCTCGCTAGTGATCATGCGATCAATGATCCAGTGCAGAAATATGAGTTGTCTGGTATATCTCTTCGTAAGATAAACAAGACACATAATATAACCGATACAAATTCTATACCAAATCAGATCTCACTTGATCACTTCTATGTCAAGATCGGTGGAACTAAACTGTTCAATAAAGATAAAGTTGGTGGTGGAACTAGAGGATTAGCAACTTCCAATATTATATTTGATACAGTAAATCCTAATATCAATCACAGTGTACCTGTTGCTACTAAGATTACTGGTAAGGTAAGAACTATCACGGGTAAGAGTGTTGGTGGTATAGAAACACCTTACTTAGATAAGGGATTCCAAGATATCTCTCTATTCGGTAAAACTAATCTTGGATCAACAAGAATGATTGCTACTAGGGAAGTAGAGCAAGCGAAGGGAACAATCCTTCCATTACCTGGTGCCAAATCATTCACATTTGAAGCGACATTGACAACTGAAGATACCAATGTTTCACCTTCAATCAACGTATTTGCAAGTTCTATTCTTACAGAATCAAATCGTATCAATAGACCTATCGTAAATTTCAAGACAGATAACAGATCAAATCTCTTAGAAGATCCACATGACTTTGCATATCAGACAAAGGAGATTGGATTAGAAAACCCATCATCATCACTCAAGGTGTTGTTTGCAGCGATGCGTCCACCTAGTGCCGACATGAGAGTTCTTTATCGCTTGAAGAGAGCAGACACATCAACGTTTGATAAGAAGTATGAACTATTTCCTGGCTTCAAGAATTTAGATTCTGCCGGAGATGTTCTAAATCCAGACAATAATGATGGACAGTCTGATAAGAAAATTCCAGCTAGTTTGAATAATCAGTTTGTAGAGTACGAGTACACTGTAGATAATCTACCACAATTTACTGCCTTCCAAATCAAGGTTGTATTCAACTCAACGAATCAATCTGAGTCTCCCGAACTAATGGACTTCCGTACAATCGCAGTAGCATAGTATGTGCACAGAAGCACCAAAGAAGACAGCAAAGAGACTTATAAAAAAAGCAAAGAAACATCCAGATCAATATACTGCATCTGATGTTCTTTATGCTAAACTTATAAGAAAAGCAGAGAAGAAAAATGCCAATTAATGCTTGGAGTTTAGCAGCAGAGGTTCTTGAGGGAACCCTAGATGAAACTTACCCAATTATCAAAAATGAAAAAAAGGATCAAAGTGAAGGATCATCCGAATCTGGAGAGAGATCCAAAGACTAAGGCTATAGTCTCAACTGATAGTACTGGTTATCAGAAATATATGAATCAAAAGAGAATAATTGAGATGCAGCAGCAGAGGATAGAGCACCTTGAATCTGAAATCATTGTTATAAAACAGATGTTGCTGAATAAATAGATCTGAATATACTATTTCCTGATGGCAGTCCCAGTTGTAAATATACAAGTTGAACAGGGGACTGATTTCTCTGCCACATTTTTTGTGACAGATGCAAACGGTTCCGACCTCAATTTACTCAATCATAGTATTGACGGTAAGATGAGGAAGCATCCAGAATCACAAGGTTATATTGGTTTTGGTGTTACTTTTGGTGCTACACCTACTGAAGGAAAAATAGTTTTATCATTGACTAATGCACAGACAGGTATTATTACTGCTGGCAGATATAACTATGATGTCATAGTAACCAATGACACTACCAGTAAGAAGACTAAGGTAATTACTGGTCAAGCACAAGTAAACGGAACTGTATCCTAATGAGAGTTCGCCTTGCAAACAGTAGCTTTCATGTTCGCATAGGGAAGGGGTCATCCCTTTCTAATGCATCTGGTCTCAAGGTAAAATTAGGAGGCGGTGGCGGTTCAGGAGGAGGATCCGACGTGGAAAGACTATCAGAACTATCTGATGTTAACATAACTAACCTAACTTCAAGTACAAATAGGTTTGTATTAGTATACGATGCACCTTCATCATCATTCAAATTTGTGAATCCTGACGAAGTAGTGGACGCAGCAGTAGGATCAGGAACAGTACCAGGTGGAGCACCTGCTGCTGGAGGATTATCATCAGATTCCTTAGGATATATTGAAACAGAAATGGCAGATAGATTGGATAATGAAATAGATTTAGACGCTGGTAGTTTCTAAATAGTAATATAATGCTGTCTCTACAGCTTTTTTGAAAGGTACATACCAATAGAGAATGTTATAAACACAATACTCTAGGAGAGTAGTATAAAAAAATGCCCGCACCTATTTTAAAGTTTAAAAGGGGTAATCTAGTTGATTTACCCAATTTACAAGCTGGTGAACCGGGTTTTACCGTAGACAAGTTTGACTTGTTTGTCGGTGTAAACTCCACCAGTAATGGTAACAAAATAGTTGGATCTGCAAGGTATTGGACAAGAGAAACCACAACAGCTGGTTCTGGTGTCAACCTAGTAGAAGGAACAAACAATGGCACGAATGCCATAACAATCAAATCACCAGCAAGTCTGGCTGATAATCAAACATACATTTTTCCAGGTGCACCTACATCAGGTGGTTTCCTAAGAAGTGATGGAAGTGGAAACCTAACTTGGGATACAGGTTCAGGATTCAATGGAGGATCATTCCCTCTAAGTGCATTAGACATAGATGGTGGTACTGATATAGGTGCTGCTATAGTTGATGCTGACGAATTTATTGTAGATGATGGTGGTGGCGGTACCAATAGAAAGGTAGACGCTTCAAGAATAAAAGATTACGTCTTGGGTGGCGGTCAAGGTGCTAACTTTAGTGCTATAAACGTCAGTGGTATTACAACTGCCACATTCCTCAAGTCTACTACAGCAGTCATTGGTGCTGGTCTGACAGTTACAGGAGCATTGGATGTAGATTCCACCTCTAACTTCGCTAACACAGTTACAATCGCTTCTGGTGGTGCTAACGTAACAGGTACAGTTTCTGCTACACAGTTCACTGGATCTGGTGCAGGATTGACTGGTGGTACAACACCTATCTCAACACTTGATATAGACGGTGGTACTGATATCGGTGCTGACTTAACAGATGGTGACTTACTTGTTGTTGATGACGGTGCTGGTGGCACTAATAGAAAGACTGCGATGTCACGAGTCAAGAACTATGTTCTTGGTGGTGGACAAGGTGCTACATTCGCTGCTGTAAATGTAACTGGTATTGCTACACTTGGATTTGTTGATTCAACTCAACTCAAAGTATCCGGTGTTTCCACATTTACAGGTACTGTAGATATCAATGGAGCAATCGATGCTGACGGTGGTGCAAACATTGCCGGTGGAGAAACTACACTTAGTTCTGCTACAGTCTCTGACCTAACAGATAACCGTGTTGTTATCGCTGGTACTGGTGGTGCACTTGAAGACAGTGGAAATCTAACATTCAACGGATCACAGTTAGGTATAACTGGAACTGTAAATGCTTCAAGCACAGTTACTGCTTCTGCATTCCATACTGGTGCTGAAGGATCAGCAATCAGAGTTACATCAGATACAATCTCAGGTCCTGCTACAATCACTCTTGACCCTGCGGGTGTAGGTGATAATACAGGTAAGGTTGTAATCGCTGGTGACTTCCAAGTAGACGGTACAACAACCACGGTTAACTCAACCACTATGACAGTGGATGATAAGAACCTTGAGTTGGGTACAGGTGCTGCTAACGATGCTGCTGCTGACGGTGGTGGTATTACTATCGTATCTGGTGAAGGTAACAAGACATTCAATTTTGAAGCAACTGGTGACAATCTAGGATCTTCTGAGAACCTAAACATTGCATCTGGTAAGGTATACAAGGTAAACAACGTAGAGACATTGAGTGCAACCACTCTTGGTGCTAACGTTGTCAACTCTTCTCTTACTAATGTTGGTACACTAACTGGTTTATCTGTAAACGGTACTGCATCTGTCACAGGTCAGATCACAGCAGGAGATCTAAGAAACTCTGATGATGGTCTAATACCTTTAGTTGGTGTTCAAACTGCTTCTGGTCACTCAGGTTTAGTTACAGCGTTCAAGTTCAGAGGATCTGGTCTTGATGACTTCATCATTTCAAACGGTGTTGCTGACGTTATCCTAACTGGTGTTGCTGCAACAACATATACATCAAGACAGACACATACTGCTACACAAGGTCAAACTACTTTCACAGTATCTGCTGGATATTCAGAAGGATTCATTGACGTTTATCAGAACGGTGTTCGTATTATAAACGGTACAGACTACGCTGCTGAAAACGGATCTACATTCGTATTGACTGACGCAGCAACTGTTGGAGATGAGTTTGAATCAGTCGCATGGAAGACATTAGGTAACGTAGCAACTCTACAAAACCTAAACGTTGTAGATAATCTAACGGTTACAGGAGTCACGACCTCAGGTACATTTGTCGGTGATATAACGGGAGACATAACAGGTTCTCTTGCTAATGCAACCGTAAACACTCTACCTATTACTGTAATAGACATTGACGGTGCTACAGACATCGGTGGTGCTATTGCTGACGCTGACCTATTCATCGTTGATGACGGTGCTGGTGGTACAAACAGAAAGACTGCTGCTTCACGAGTCAAGGATTACGTTCTTGGTGGTGGACAAGGAGCAAACTTCTCTGCTATATCAGTATCTGGTATTGCAACTGCTACATTCCTAAAAGCAACTACAGCAACAGTTGGTGCTGGACTAACAGTCACAGGTGCATTAGATGTAGACGGTGGTGCTAACATAGCATCTGGTCTTACTGTAACTGGTGGTCTAACTGCTAACTCTGCTGCTGTATCTGATCTAACAGATGGAAGAGTTGTACTTGCTGGATCTGGTGGAGAACTAGAAGACCATAGTAACTTGACATTTGACGGTGGTACACTGACAGTTACTGGTGCATCCGTAATCACATCTAACGTGACAATCGGTGGAGACCTAACAGTCAACGGTACAACATCTCAGATCAACACGGTCAACATGACCATTGAAGACACCTTAATGGAGCTTCAAAAGGTTGATGGTAATAACCTAAGTTCTGACACCAACAAAGACGTTGGTATGGTCATGAACTACTACAGTGGATCTGCTAAGAAAGCAGCGTTCTACTGGGATGACAGTGCTGCAAGATTTGTTCTTGCTGGAGAAGCATCTGAGACAACTGGAGTCATGACACCGAGTGCATACGGTGGACTAGAGATAGGTTCCTTATACGTGAATGATTGTGCAGGACAATCACAAGTTATATCATGTTCTGGAACAACAAGAAGTCTGGAAAATATAACACTAGATGGTGGCTCGTTCTAACACGAGTAATAAGTGATATAATTAGGGGTGTATACACACCCCTTTTTTTTATGGATCCACAAGTACAAGAGATGCAACAATTATTGCAGATCTATATCAGACGTTTGAATGAAGAAACATCAAGGTCAATAGCATTTGAAGCAAGAATAGTGCAATTGATAAATCAGATAAATGCTATGCAACCACAAGGTAAGGATGCTGGTGATTTTGCAGCACCTAAAAAAAGTGTAGGGAGAGGTAAAACAAGTAAGTAATGGACTCGTATTTTAATGGAATCTGGAAAGACACGAATTATCAATTTCTTAAGTATAGCGGCTATAGTCTGGTCGATTACGTTAATAATCAAAGACCTGATAGCGTCCTAGATGTAGGATGTGGTTACAATAGACTCAAGGGAAAGATACGCAATCTCATAGGAATAGACCCCTATAATGATTGTGCTGATATGAAAATATCTTTAGAAACTTTGGTATCAGATCCTACAGATCCCATATATGAGAATACTGCATTTGATATAGTGTTGTGTCTAGGTTCTATAAATTTTGGAAACGAGAAGAATATTGATAACCAACTGAGGTTATTGCATCCATTGTTTAAAAAAGAAATGATATTCAGAGTGAATCCTGGTATACCGCATAAAGGTGTGGAAGGTATTGAATGGTTTGGGTGGTCACAAAAAAAGATATACTCAGTTGCAAGAAAATATAATTATGTTGTAAAAGATCTAAAGATGGAATACACAGAACAAAACGACCTTAGATATTATTTCGTATATGCCAAATAAAATACCATTTCTAATGAATGGAGGAGTATCCTTCGCTGCTACCACACCATTGTGGTACACATTGCAGTGGGATAATAAGATATGTCATACTGGCAATCGAAAGAAGACTCACTGGTTGACTATTCTACAGTTCATGGAAGCAGAGAAGTATGGTTATAAAGAATACGTAGATCAAAACGGTAGGACATGGCACGATTGGGCAGAGAAGCATCAGAACACACCTTATGAGGAACCATCTACATCAAAACCAGCATTTCTACAGAAGTCAACTTTTACACTAGAAGAGGAGATAGAGTTATACTCATTACCAACATCTCTTGACAAGTATATTGAATATTTTACAAGACACTATCATAATCTGAACGGTGAGTACAAGTATGTCGCTGATTTTTCTAATAAAATCTGCTGTTTACATCCAGAGTTCTTGATGGATATACGTGACAAAATGTTAGAAGCATTTGATATCAAAGTCACTTTGATGTTTAGAGATCCTGTTCGTAGGATATGGTCTAATTGTAAATGTAATATGGATATGGTATTTCGTAAAGGATCTGATAAAAAACCACAGTGGCACTATGATAAGATGTATCAAAATCATGTAGATGCATGGGGTGAAGAGAATGTTTATCCTGTTATTATGGAGGATGTGTGGCAAGATACCAGTGGATTAGCAGACTTCTTAGATGTAAAGATTGATAAGATGCATAGGAATTGTTACTGGCCAGAGATGGGAATAAACATACCAAAATATCAATGGTTGAAAGATCAATGGCAATGGGAATCAAACCCTGTGCCATATGATTACCTAAGGGAAAGGTTAGATTTTCTGTATGTAAATTTTGAAAAGAAATTTGGGTACATACCTAAGGAGTGGCGTAAACGAGAATTTGATATATGAAGATACCATTCCTCTTCAATGTTGGATGTGCTTATTGTGCTACCAGTCCTCTATGGCGTACTCTTCAGCACGATACAAAGTATCTGCATACAGGACATCGTAAGAAGACACACTGGTTATATGTTTTACAATATCAAGATCAATTTCAGTGGAACAGGGAGCAAAAAGATAATGCAGGTCCGTTAGCAAGTTATAATAGATGGCAGGGTAGAGCATCTAAATTTCTTGCAGTGCCAAGGGGAAATCAGATAAGTGATGACTCAAGAGAAGAGACAAAATTTACTAGAGAAGAGGATAAGTATTTCTTTTCTCTACCCACATCTATAGAAAAATATATTGAATATTACAAGAGACATTGGGATTACTTGGATGGAGAGTATAAGTCAGTAGGTGATTTTTCCAATAAACCAGCAATCATGGATGAGGATTACCTATGCTATCTTCGTGATGCACTGTCTGATCACTTTGATATCAAGGTCACTATGATCTTTAGAGATCCTATTCGTAAGATATGGTCTAATGCGTTTACTCAGTATGACAGGATTTACACACCTAAAGGTAATGTACAAAAGTCATCATTATACCATGAGATATATGAAAAGCATGTCAGAGTATGGGGTAAAGACAAAGTATTTCCTATGGTAATGGAAAGAATATGGGAAGATCCCACTGAACTATCCAATTTTTTGAATCATCCGATACCAAAAATGCATAGAAATGTCTACTATCCTGAGAGAGGAGTCAATAGAGATGAGTTTTCTGAATTCCCTGATCAATGGGTAAATGAAAAGAATCCTATAGACTATAACAGGATGCGAGAAGAGTTCGATTGGTTATACAAAAGTTATGAAAAGGCATTTGGAGAAGTGCCTAGGGAGTGGTGTAAAAAAAAGATAGATAAATAATAGCGTAGATATTGTAGATAACAATGCTTTCTGGAACAGATTTCGTTAAGAAGATCAAAGAAGGAAACAAAGAATTATTTGAAGCATCACGCTCAAATGTTCGTCGTTTCTTTGCTTCTAGCCCAAGTGATAAGTATCTGGTTGAGCACTTCCGTGGACGCATGGTCAACGAAGCTCAAAACATGTACGCTATCGCTGGTCAAGTCGCTACAGCAGATCCTTCTACCGACGTAAAAGACTTAGAACTTCTAAGCCGTCAAGCTATGGACGAAGCAAAACACTTCCGTATGGTAAAGGAAGTAATCGAGCACATCACTGGTGAAGAACTAGATGTTGCTGCTGCATTCAAAGCAGAAGCAGACGCTCCCCAAGCAAAAGGTGCATCACTTCTTGAGAAGTATGAAGCATCTAATGATGAAGCTGCACTTGCTGCATACCAATTGGTTGCAGAAGGAAGAGCAGAAGCAGTATGGAATGAAATGGCAACATGCGTAGAAGATAAGTTTATCTCCTCACGTTATGCAACTATTGCTAAAGACGAAGGATTCCACTCAAACTTAGGTGGACGCACACTTTCTAAAATTGTAGAAGGTAGCGAAGCACTTCAGTCACACGTACTTGCTTTAGTAGAAAGAATGAGAGCAGACCTCCTAGAGATCAGCAATCAGAACACTGCTACTCCTTTAGCCGTCGTTTAAAAGGTTTACGACCTTTTCGGATCTCGTCATCTAACCAATGGTCTTTGATGGGATAAACATACTTATGGTTGGCATCGACAGTTATAAAATTGTCGATGCCTTCTTTCGTTACAGGGAACTCTAATATTCTTCCAAGGTACTCCATGTACCTTTCTTTGTATAGGAAGAACGCTTCATGGTCTATAAAATGATGCCTAAGATCTGCATAGTAATCTAGTGCAATATCCATAGTCACTTCCCCACCAACTCTTTTTTGTTGTAGTTCGTTTATATTTCTATCTCTACATACAACCGCAATGATCGGTTCAATTCCCATGGTGACTGCTCTATAAGCAACCTCCCTAATTTTTGGTGTGCGTCTGACTCCATCATAAAAGAATGGTACTGATACATTTGTGCAAAAGAAGTCTCCTTCTGGAAACTCTAGTTCATCTGGATATACCCAATATCTTGCAAATGGTTCTTCATCAGAAGGAACCCAATACTTATCATTCAAAGCAGTCCAACCCTTTACCATTGGGTGTTGTGATAGTAGTCTTGCGAAAAGATGATTACCAGAACCCTGTGGTCCTGTAACGATTAGTAATTTTTTACTCATAGGTCACCCATTTCTCATCATCATGTTTTTCCCAAAGGTCAAGTTTGACTTGAACAGCAGGTGGGTTCTTTGGTGGACAACATGGTGGTTTTGAACCTTCATCATAAGCATGATCAGTATCTTTATAGTGTGGTTTTTCTGGTGTGTTTGGATTCCATGGAGATGGAACTCCTGTTTTATTGCAGTCATCTAGAGGACTGTCTTGTACATACGTTGTATATTTCTCGTTAGCATCTAACTCAAGTATGGTGTTTATCTTTTCTCTCTCGTACCATGCTATAGGTATACCAATGTTTAGTGATTTCAGATACTCCTCTTTATAAAGGTACAATAATTCGTAACTAAGAAATGTTGGTTTATTGAATTTTGGTAACTGATCATAGAAATACCTGACAGTGGATTCACCTCTGAGTCTTGTCTGCTGATGTTTTAGAATATTTTGGTCACGACCAACTACACATATTTTTACTTTTATCCCAAGTGACTCGACCTTATTTGCGAACTGCATGATGTTTGGACGTCTTATTGTCCCTAATTCTTTTATGCCGAGTGGGATACTAATACTTGTAAAAAAATATTCGCTTTGTGACCAATCAAATTCGCCTAGTAATTCTGGATCTTTCCAGTGCTTGGCAAAGGGTTCTGATATACGGTGTGCCTCCCAGTAATTATCCAGAAGACTTTTCCACCCAAAGACATCTTCGTGTAACGAGAAGATTTTTGACCACAGATGGTTACCCGATCCTTGAGGTCCTGTGAGTATCACGAGCGTCTTGTTCATATCAATAATTGAATCCCATACTAATTATAACACATAAATACTGCTGTGACAGTCTTTACTGTTTTTGATAGGTATATACCACATAAAGAATGGCAAGTCCACAAATAAAAATAAAGCGATCTAGTGTCGCTGGAAAGGTACCGCATTACCCCTCAACGCTTGATGTAGGTGAGTTTGCAATCAACACTGCTGATGGAAAGGTATTCATAGCAGCAGGAGTTGGTGCGGGAGTAACTGTAAGAGAGGTAGGAATATCAACTACTCAAGTACTCGCTTCAGGTATTGGTACATTCAAATCATTAGTAGTAACTGATCAAGGGCATGCGATTGTTGGTATATCTACAGGTTCAGCAAAAGTAGAGACAGCAATAGATGGTGGTAATCAATGGCACCACGTAGGATTTTTAGATAATAGAACTGGATATCAAAAGGTAAAGACAAACGGATTGACATACAATCCAAACACTGGAAAGTTATATGCTGGTATAGGAAGTTTTGGTGCTGTCACAGGTAATCTAACTGGTGATGTCACTGGTAATCTAACAGGTAGTGTAAATTCATCGGGTATTTCAACCTTTGCTAGTGGAGCACTAGATTTTTATCGCAGTAGTGGTAACACATATATTGATAATGATAGTGGACACCTCATTATAAGAAACCAAGCAGGTGGTGTTGATGATGGTCGTGACATATACATTATGGCAAAACCCGGTGAAACTGGGATTCTAGTATCAGATGATTCAGCAGTATATTTGTATTTTGATGGATCTCCTAAGATGCGATCTGCTACCGACGGTATCTACGTTTATGGTAATGTAGCACTATCAGGTACTGTAGACGGAAGAGATGTAGCAACTGATGGTGCAAAATTAGACGGTATAGACTCTAATGTCAGTAGCGTAGTAAATGCCACTCATGGTCTTACTGGTAATGTAAACTCAACTGGTATAAGTACTATATCAGGGTTCACGTTCCCCTCAACCGACGGGAGTGAAGATCAGGCACTTGTTACTGATGGAAATGGTTCACTGTCCTTCAAGACCCTCTCAGGTGGTGGAGGTGCTGTAGGTGGTGCTACAACTATCAGTGCTTCAAATACTATAGCAACACAAGGACAAACAGCATTTACTGCACCTAATGTATTTGATGATGGTGAGCAAGCAACTGCATTCTCTGTTCTTGTAACTCTGAACGGTATGAAGATGAGACTTGGTGCATCTGCTGACTATCAACTATCTGCACCACAAACCATAAACTTTACATCTGGAGTAAACGTAGGTGACAACGTGCAAATTAGTGTCTATTTTGGACACACGTTTGAAGAAGAGTTATTTACATCAACGCAAAATCAAGCAACATTTACGCTTGCTGGATCTCTCGCTGCTGCTAAGAACTACAGAGTTTTTCTGAATGGAGTCAGACTCAGAAGAGATGTTGACTATCAAGCGTCTGCTGCTGTTGTACTAACTCAAAATTGTGCATCTGGTGATGAGGTAGATATATGCTCAGATCAAGCCGAAGACCACCTAACTGCTTCTGATGGGCAGTCTGCATTTGCACCATCAAACTCTGATACATCTTCTGACAATATGGAGGTATATTTAAATGGTGTATTACTACAAAAAACATCTGACTGGTCTATAGGTAGTCCTGCTGTGACAATAATCAACCCTGCAACTGGTCTAGATGTAGGTGACGAGTTGGATGTTGTTGTAAGACGTTCATAAATATAGGAAAGTAAGTTATAAATGGCGAATCCTGCAACTAGAACTGAATTAGTAAACTATGCAAAAAGGCAGTTGGGTGCACCTGTCTTGGAAGTGAATGTTGCTGACGAACAAATTGAAGATGCGATGGATGATGCTATCCAGATATATCAGAACCGTCACATGGATGGTGTTGAATTGATGTATCTAAAGCATAGGATTACA